AGGTGATCGAAAGGTACTCCGAGTACTGTTTTCGTTCGGAACTGGCCGTAAACCCCCCCCCTCTTTTTAACACAATCACATACAAATCACGAATATAATCATGGACACATCAAACCCCGTTATGACTAGTGAGAGAATCACACTTCGTGACTTTATGAATGACAACATCTTGTTGAAAAGACAAGACTACAAGGAATTGGATAGATTGACGAAAGAAGGAATGAGATGCCCTCCGGAATTTATTCCTGGAGTGGAGGAAGTGGAAGTGGATGAAGGTCGGTTGAAGGAAATGGAATCGAGTGGACTGCTGGTGGTTGACAAGGGAAGGTTGGAAGTGCCCTTGACAGTCGCCAGAGAATGTGTCCTCGTTGGAAGACATCATCCAACAGGAATGAACCAAGCAGGAGCGAATGTCTGTGTGAGCAGAACATTCCCCCAGAGAAAGCGAATCTTGAGAATGATGCGCGCTCTGCTTGCATACAACCCGCAAGCTGCAAGGGAGATTGAGAAGGTGACGTATACTGGTGGAACGAAGAACGGTTTCATCAAGAGGCTTGCAAAGTGGTCGTGCAGGAAACCGAGAAACATGAAGGAGGTTTTGAAAGAGCATGGTTTCTCTGGCCCAGACATCTTGAAAAAGTGTCTGCCTGTCGACATAAATCTTTTGAAGGATTGGCACCAACCTCTCAATGATTTGCTCCAAGATATAAAAATCACCAAAACGTCTGGAGCAGGACCCCCATTCTTTCGACCAAAGTACAGATGCATGGATGAGGTTATGACAGTGATGAGGGAACTCGTTGCTGCCATATCGGATGATACGATCGACAACTACATGAAGGACAACCCGGAATTGGTGATGAGTGAGTGCAAGAACAAACTGGACAGATACGAGGTGGAAAAGGTTGCAGAAAAGACCCGCCCGTATTGGAGCTTCTCCGCTCCCGTCATGTTTTTGATCTCGATCTTGTGTCAAGATTTTTGCAAAGCGCTGAAAATCTTTCACGAGAAAGGATCAAATGCCTATGGATTCTCATGGGCACATGGTGGAGGACAAAGGATGTGGAACTGGATGACTGAGACAAAAGAAGGAGAGAAGAAGTTTACAGTCTACGGTGATGACACAAAACTTGTCTGGAGAAAGGAAGGAAAATTGTATGAAGTGAACCCCGATTTTGAACAGATGGATGGGTCAGTGGACAAAGACACAGTTCAACTAACAATTGACTGGGTCTGTGCAGCGTTTACAAAGAAGTGGGGAAGAAGTGACTTCTTTGAATACATATGCTTGATGTGGGAGTACTTGGCAATTGGCTCCGAATTCTTCGTAGAAGGAGAGGCCACTTATTCAAGTAACACTGGATTGTTGACAGGAATAGTAGGAACAACACTATTCGACACTGTAAAAAGTGTGTTAGCATATGAGCTGTATGTCCATACGCGAGTTGATCCTATGGATGCGAAGGCTTCAAAGAAGTTCTTCCAAGACATGGGATTGGTTGTGAAGGAAGGAACCTGGAACCCTGTAAGAGTGAATGAAGAAGTGGAAGAAGGAGCATTGTGTAGTGAGGAGAAATTTCTCGGTGCACAGCTCATGGTGATTCGAGGAAAGGAAAAGTTGGAAGCTGTGCCGTATGTGAGTGAGGAAGACTTGTTGAAGTTGATTGGAAACATGAGACAACAGGAGGTAGTGTCGCACTCCATTCTAAACAGAAGACTGTTTGACACAGCTCGTGGATATATGATCACTGGGGCATACCATCACCCTAGAATTTGGAACTCAATGTGTAAATTAATTGAGGAAACTCCAAGTGAGATCATTGTCCAAAGAGTGCAAGCAGACGAAGGCAGAGGAGAGAAGCCAGAACTCGAGACATTCACAGGAGAAGATTTCAGATGGCCAACAAGTGACGGATTTCCAACAAGACTATTCTGTAAGAATGTCTATCTGACACCAGAGAACAAGCTGGAGGGAGAAGAATGGATTTATGCATTCCCAAGCCTAAAAGCTGAGTTGGCAGCGTTCCGTAGAAAGAAGATGACGATTGAGCCAAGCAAAGAAAAACCAGAGAACGAAGACGATTGGGCTCACCAAGCAAAGCAAGAAGTGTGGAAAGCGCATCACGAAGACCGCATCTTGAACAAGGTGGACCCGGAGATAAATGTTGAGAATGTGGAAGTTCTGACTAGAGCAAAGTGGAGACCACCCAAGAACTTTGTAAAGTACAGACCCCGCTCAACTGAGGACATGAAAAAGAAGGAGCAGAAATTGAATGACTACCTTGAGGAGCTGGAAGAAGTTCACCACTCTGTCTTGCCCCTAATCTTCCCGTATGGAAGTGTGTGGTTGACAAGACAAATGATGCAAAAGAAAGAGTGGTATCCAACCGCGAACGGATTTTGGACCAGAGATCAAATGAAAGCTGCAAAGCATATGACTGCTGTTTGGGGATTTGAAGAACGCAGAACATTTGGCGAGGCAGTTGATAAGGAGTCAACAGAACAGAGCAGTGTGCCACAACAGCCTGACATCATGGCAGTAGGTGTGTACCCAGCAAAGATCATGGATCTCTTTGAGGGAAAGATTGAGCTAGCACCAAGCTCAATGGACGATGTGAGCTTTGTTTCAGCTACGTTTGTCAACTCGGGATTTACTTTGGATACAACAACCAGAGTAATATCTCAAGCACCATCAAGAGTTGAAGCTGAAGTAAAGATAAGAGGATCCGGAAGAGTCATTGGAAGAGCAGTGGAGATGTCTGCTAAAGAAGCTAAAAGGAAACTGATGGCAGCTTTGAGAAGAGTGTTGGTCTCTAAGAAGGATGCAGAAGTGAAGGTGGAAAGAAACCACAAGGAGGAGGGAGCAGTCCCTAAAGGGCCACCAACACCTGCGCCAAGAAGAACTGTAACAGTTGGAGGAGGAGGCTTTAAGACACATACATTTGTGGAAGAGCCGACCCTGAAGATTGATCCAATTGAGGAGACCCTGAGAAGAGAGGAAGAGAGATTGAAGATGCTGGAGAGTAAAGTGGAAAGAGAGTTTAAGACCTTGCTCTCAAACTACTTGAAGAAGTATGGTGTAAGAATGGTGAAGGGAGAGTTCGATAAGATGGTGGTAGAAGATGATGACTTGCCTTTTCTGGAAGGTGCAGTAGAGGAAGTCTCAAAGATGGAAAACCCGAATGTGACGTGTTCTTTGTTTTATGCCCTTCTGGTAACAAAGAAGAACTTTGGAGTCTATAGACGATAAACCAAAGTCTGGTGTCCTTAACTCGAATATTAACTATAAGAAAATGTATGTGGATTTTGTGAAAAGTTTATAACACACATGAACCTAGCAAAACTCTTCGGTTCAAGCCCGACCAGTCCT